ATTTCGGTCACAATGTTATTGTCTATTTTTGCAAAGTGCGCCATTTTTATACCTTTACTCTCACGATTACTAAACCTGATCCACCAGCTTTACCGCCGGGGCTGTTACCACCACCACCACCGCCGCCTGTGTTTGCCGTTCCAGCTGTCGCGCCTGTTGTGGTGTTACCGTTGCCGCCGCCGGTTAGGCCACCTGTGCCACCTGTGACAGATCCACCACCACCACCACCGGGGCCGTACAGCACAGCCGTGTTGGTTATGGAATTACTTACACCTACGCCACCGTTTCCGCCGGTTGTACCTGAGCCGTCAAAACCAACCGCTCCAGCACCGCCGCCGCCGCCCATGCCAGAACTTACGCGGATTCCGCCGTTATTTCCTTGACCGTCTAAACCTGCACCAAATGATCCAGCCACGGTTGTCCCGCTGCCGCCACCGGAGCCGCCTGGCTGACCGTTATGGCGGCTAGTTGTTCCGTCTGTGTGATAATAGTTTTGCCCACCACCGCCTACACCATAAAATGAGCCTACGCGGCTGGATATGCCGTTGTAGCCGTAAGCGGCACCTCCGGCACCTATGGATACTGTAATTGCACCAGCTGTAAAATATGCGTTTGTGGCATACAGAACACCACCACCGCCGCCACCACCTAAGAGTGCACCACCACCACCACCAACAACTAGCACGTCTGCTAAACCGGATTTTGTTATTGTAAGCGTTCCGCTTCCTGTAAACGTAATGTACTTGTAGTTAATGCCGCCGTCGGTGTAGGTGCCGGTAGCCGCATCACTAAAATCGGCGTTACCCGCACCACCCGAAAAAGGGACCAAAGTCCAGGCGTTTGATCCGGTACGGATCGCGGTAGCGGCCTGATATTGAGCCAGCGTCGAGGCGGTATTTGTGACAGTCACCCCCACACCACCATTGACAGTAAGCGCACCCGCCCCGTAATTGACCACTCGTATCATGGTGCCGGTTAACCAGGTAACCGAGGATTGAGGCGGTATCGTGAAAGTTTTAGCGCTAGCACTTGTCGCCGTGACTAGTTGCCGGGCGTCGGCTAGCACGAACGTGTAGGTCGTGCCGCTTTGCGCGTTGTCTGTTGGTGCGTTATCCAGCTTCGTATCGACCTTATTAGCCAGGGCTAACGATGTTGCGGGGTAGCTCGCGACGAGGTCGCTCGATTCTACGTAAGGCGTCCCGCCTCCTGTTACTGCCATGTCATCTCCTTAGACTGCACTTAGTGAACCATTAGAAACTATCTCAAACCAGCGGGCCGTGTCGAATACGTCCGCCCATTGTATATCCGTGTAGACCTCGCCCCACGTTAAAGTCTCAAAACTAAAGCGCGGGTCGGATATTGACAACGTGAGAATATGTTCGCCTGGGGTAAAGACTTCGCCCCACCCTTCGACAATTCCGGCGAATGCTGCCTCTGGGGCCGGTTGCGGCAGGTTTAGGATAGATACTTCCATGCCGCTAACTAGGGCCATAATTCGATCGCGGGCCGGCTCATCGAGGTTTTGCACCATTATACTAATAGTCCCGAGATTCCATAGCGGGTTAGCTTGGGCGGTAATGATGTTGCCGGCCCTTTCGATTACGTCGGCAGCGTTTTTAATATCTGTGTTGAGTCGGTATTCGCGTAGACCGTAGGCGGCGATTGAGGCTGAGTCTGTTTGGGTAGTTTCGTGACTATCATTGTGGCCCAAGACTGTTACCGAGTTTACGAGCGATTGACGGGTTTTAGCCCAAGTGGGCGTAAATATGATCGTATCGTCGGGGATTAGGGTTGAGGACATATTTACTGGGTAACTATCCCAGTCGGTAGTGGCGTCCGCCCAGGTGCCGAACTGGCTCGACCAGGCGCCGGCGAATGTGGTGCTTCCTCGATCACCGTAGGACTCGAATACGATCCGGCCGTAGGGGTCGTCGAAGTATGTGCCGCCATTACGCTCGGCCAAGTTTGCTAGCTCGGTAAGTGCCTCGGTGGGGGTAATGTCTGGGCCGGTTATTGAATGTAGGACTGTGACTGAGTCGGCCCCGTTAAGGTAGGGCAGACCTACGGCGATTAGAACCTCTTCGACGCGCTGTGAGACTGTTTGCTCAGGGTATCCACTAGCGCCGACCTCGGTAAAGCCAACGCGTGAGAGTTCGCCTATTCCGGTTATTGTGCTTACGGCTACGGGTGGGTCGGCTGATAGGTGGGTGATGCTTACGTCGGATACTTGCCCCGTAAACCGATGAAACCCGTAGGCTTTGATTACGAGCTCGTCGGAGATCTCGATATCGACCCCTACTGAGCCGCGTATGATGATCTGGCAGTTTGAGGGCTGCGGGTTGGCTGTGACATCGGCACGGCCGTGCTGTATCTGTACCTGGTACTCGACCGTGTCAAGGTCGAGCGGTACGTCATTGAGCAGAATTTGGCTTATCACCCGAGCACCGGAGTAATCGCGGCCCCGTTACGGGCGTCGGCTGACCTAACGAGATTTTGTAATGCCTGGGCTACGGCCGTATTTGTGAGGGCTATTTGTCTCTGTGAGGCGTTGGCTACTGCTTCGGCCCTACCAGCTGCACCGGCCGCCTCGACTTCGCGTAGAGCTGCGGCTACATCGGCCATAAGTTCGGCCCTGAATGAGGCGCCTACCGGTTGCGCTATTTTCTTTCCGATACGTGCCAGGCGGTTAACGTCTTTAGCCATTTGCTCGGATATTCCGTCGATCATTGTGAGGGCTGATTCTTGACCTGCGAGCAGAAATTCGGGGACTAGGCCCATGGCTAGGGTTTTTGTGGTTTCTTGTACGCCGATAAACTTGTCGTTTAGCGTTGGTACGAGTCCCTCGTCGAGCATTTGCTGGCCCAACTGAGCCCCGACTTCTGGGCCTAGTCCGGCTATTTGCTCGATGAGTCGAGTGTCGGCCCCTTGGGCTTTGATTGCCGTTAGTACGTTACCAAAATAGTTTGCCTGGTCTATTTGTTTGTTAAACCCGTCCAGCAAACTAGCGCCGGTTTTTTGTCCGGCTTCGTCAAATTGCCCTGCGAATGCTGATCCTAGATTTACGCCGGCCATGAGGTTGGCTTGCATTCCGGTCGTAAAGTTGTCTATGGCGTCGGTGGCTTTTTGTAGTTCGCCGGTAAAAAATGCCAGGTCCTCGCGGTTGTTTTTTAGGGCCTCGCTGCCGGACTCATATGCACCGATGAGGGCTTTTTGGTTTTTCGTAAGTTTGTCGATCTCCGAGCTTGTGCCGCTCGTTGCGTTTGCCGCGTCCTCCTGGTCTAAGGTGTACTTACCGACGTAGGAATTGACTTGTGCTTGTCGGGCGGCTAAATCTTGGTAGTCTTTGTTGGCGGCTTTAAGGATTGAGTTACCGACCGAGTGTGCATTTAAGTACGCTAAATACTGGTCCGTACTCATGCGTACCGCGCCGGTTAGGTTATTCCATTGTGGCACGGCGTTACGAGCTTCGTAGCTTGTAAACCCAACGGCTTTAGCTGCGGCGTCTGCGGCGTCTGCGGCCTCGTCAAGATCCTCACCAAGTAATAATGCTGCGGCGCCTAGTGGATTAAACGTAGATATTAAGCGTATTCCTAGGTCGTCTGAACCTTGTAGACCTTTAATGAAACTTAAAATATTGGTGTAGGCGGTTAAAAATTTTCCTCCAGCTTTAAAAGCTTCCGTGCCTACTATTGACAAGGTTGAGCCGGCTAACGTGGCTTCGTCCTCTAAGTCTTGCATGGATTGTACAAGGCCGTCCGTGCCGTCGGTCGCTGATTCGACGCCGGTTAGTAGTCCTTTTCCAAATGCTTCGCCTAGGTTGTCGACTGCTTGATTCAGTCTTTTCATGCGTCCGGTAAGTGAGTCGGCTGATTCTGTGGCTTGTCCGCTAAACGTGTCTGAGAGTGCCTGGGTAATTGCTTGCATGTTGCCGGACTTGATGATTGAGGCGTCGATGCCAGCGCCTAAACGCGATAGGCCGCTAATGTTGCCGTCGTATGCCTTGCCTAGCGCCTCGGTGACTGCCTGGAGACTTTTACCCGTGCCGGCGCTAATGTCCATAGACAGTTTAAGCATGTCGTTAGCGGTTGCCGTGTCGCCGATTGAGCGTATAAGTCGGTCGTAGGCGGGTCGTAGTTCGTCATCGGCTACGCCTGTAGATCTTTCTAGTACGGAGATAAAGTCCTCAACGCGCTGGGTGTCATGCGCTACGCCTACGTTTTCGAGAGTGAGGGCTAGTTTTCGCATAGCCTCCTCGTCGGCCATGGCCGCATTGACACCGTCGACGGCCATTTTCGTGGCTAGGCCAGCGATAGCAATACCGGCGCCGATTGCAGCTGGGCCGAGCATGTTTTTTAGAGATCCAGCAAACCCGGTTAGGCCGCCTTGCGCCTGGGCTAAACCGCTGTTAAATTTCTTGAGATCCGCTGCTAGGTAAATTGTTAAAGTTTTGCCGCCACCGATTGCCATTACATCACCAGCCATTTACGGGCGATACGGTCAACGGCCCTGGACCATTCCTGTAATGCGGGCTCCTGGTAGTTGCGGGCTTGTCCTATCCAGTCGGTACCGGATCCGAACGCGGCCGGCATACGGTTACGGGATCCCATGGCGGCCCGAGCTCGATCACCCTTGTCTGACGGGTATCGGAGCATTGTGGGTGAGGCGCCGCCGCTAGTTACCCTTTTATTGCCGCCGATCATTACTTTAGGCAACCGGTCGGACCCGGCCCGGACACTAGCCGCAATATCTTCACCCCAAGGGCCGGCGTAGTTGAGAGCTGCATTCTTCCAAGCTGGGACCATATGGCGCTCGGCAATTGTCTTTGATGAGGCCCGGAGTTCTTTTGCTGCCTCTTTGCCCAGGGCTTTAAAGTCGCGCAGTAGTTCGTTTAGGCCACTCACGCCGGATTCATAGATTGCCATTGGCTATCTCCTCCTCGATCGTAGCTATTAGTTGCGGGTCGTACTGTAGGACTTCGTCGTATGGTCGGTTTATTCGTAAGGCTATTCGGACGATGTGTCGACGGTATCCGCCGTCCGGGTAACTTTTGGGGCTTCGGCCTCAACAAATACGTTGTGGTCGTCTACCCATTTTTCGATTGTTTTGTAGCTGGTAAATGTCCGGCCGTTGACT